GTATATTATGCAGAAACCGAACCTGGAGATTGTTCATCTTTACTTGTGGCGCGAGCACCTGGTCTACCCCGTAAGGTATTTGGCATTCATGTAGCAGGAAACGTTGATGGAAGAGCATTGTCTCAGCTTATAACCCAGAAGATGCTAAATGATGCTTTAGCTCATTTTAGTTTTGAAGGGCAAGTTGCTTACGACGCTATTGAAGACGTGGAATGCGAATTTATGCCTACCTTACCCGACGGTGACTTCATTCCTGTAGGTGTTTTGAGTAGGACTATTCCCAGTTCTCCCAAAACATCTCTCCGTCCTAGTGCATTACATGGACTATGGATGGAGCCCAAGACGGAACCAGCTGTCTTGGGGCCTGTAAAGAGGAATGACATCGTCGTTGACCCCCTAATGAAAGGTCTTATGAAGTGTGGAACATCACCTCACCCTATTGATAATGAGCTTCTTGAAAGATGTAAGACGGCTGTTGGAAACAATCTTTGTAAAAATATTGCTTTCAACAGAGTTCTTACATATGAAGAAGCCATTATGGGTGTTGGTGATGACCCTTTCATGAGACCCGTGAATCGACGCACTTCTCCTGGATACCCTTTTATTTTTGATAGACAAGGACATCGGGGCAAGACCAAATGGTTGGGCTCTGATGAGAATTATATATTAGATAATAGAGAGTTGAAAGAGATGTGTTTGAAGCGGATTGAATTGGCTAAGGAAGGAATTCGAACACCAGCTTTGTGGATTGATACTTTGAAGGATGAAAGAAGACCTAAAGAGAAAATAGAGCAAGTAAAAACGAGAGTTTTTAGTGCTGGCCCTATGGACTTTATTTTGGTTTTCCGACAATACTTCTTGGCTTTCAATGCACATATGATGCGTGGACGAATTTATAATGGATGTGCTGTTGGAGTTAATCCCTACAGCATTGAGTGGCATGAGTTGGGAAAATATTTGCAAGGCGTTGGAAACAATGTCTTTGCGGGTGATTTCTCAAACTTTGATGGTACTCTTCATCCTGAAATTCTTTGGTCGATTTTGGATATAGTGAATAAATTTTATGACGACGGGGAAGAGAATCGTCGGATTAGAACAGTTTTGTTTGCAGAAATCGTGAATTCTATTCACATTATGCGAAAC